TCAGATATTTACAACTGATAGCGATGGATGAAAACTTTCTTCCGTGTCGCTCTGTGCCAAAAATGTGACAATTCCGCTAAATTGTCTCAGGTGCTCAGTGCTCAGGTGGGCGTACTTGTTAACCATTTCCAACTTTTCCCATCCTCCCAATTCTTTCAGGGTCATCAGCGGAGTTCCGTTCTGCACATGCCAACTTGCCCATGTGTGGCGCAAGTCGTGAAATCGGAAATCCGCTATTCCTGAAATTCTTAGCGCGTTGCAAAAGTCAGTGCGGTTTATCTCGACAATCCTAACGCCGTTAGCAGAAAATACATAGTCAGAATCACGTCCGCATGCGTTGATGATTTTCACTGCATCATCATTAAGCGGTAGTGGGCGGGCCCTTCCTGACTTTGCGTTATCAGCCGTAACAATAGCGATCCGTCTCGACAAGTTAACACTGTCCCATTTAAGAGAAAAAATCTCTCCCTTTCTTGCCCCGGTTAGCAGTGCAAATGACACAACCCTTTTCATCCAGTCCAGTCGTAAGGATTCTATCAAAGCTCTCGCCTGACTTTTCTCAATCCAGCGAACCCTGACCTTTGGTTCTCTCTGCATTGATGTGTACGGCATGTTCCTGATCCATCCTGACTTCACCGCGAGTGAGAGCGCCCGTATGATGAATGCCCTATATCGGTTTCTCGTCGCATTCGACAGCTTACAATTCTTAGCTGTAGAGTGTGTCGGGAGTTTGTTTGTTATCTCCTCTCCGCTGATAGACGATATAATTCGGCCATCAAAGACGGTTAACCAATAACGGGCATAAATCTGTTTGTTCTCAAAGCAAGACTGATCTTCTGCATCCCTCAGAGCGAGAATGATCAACTCCTCAAACGTCCTATCAGCAATCTTCCCTATTCTCGCCACTTGCCATACTTCATGCTTCAACTTGTCGTGATATTCTTGAGCCTTTGCTCTTTCCGTGGTGCCAGCAGATCGCCTAATTCTTTCCCCATCTGGCGTTGATATGTCAACCCAATACGTTTTCCCTCTCCTGTAGATCGGCATTTTTTTGACTCCTTACCGACCACAGCCAGCCGGATAGCATTGTTCATGTTACGGGGAAATTTTTCCAGACTTTCTTTATTAGCCCTCCACATGCCACCAACCTTAAACATGTTGTACCGATGAGGGTTTCTGTAAATCGTGCCAGGGGAAATTTTTAGAAGTCTGGAAAGCTCAGAAACGGTTAAATATTCTTCCATTCTTCCTCACTTAGTTTCAGCATCAATGACGCGCACGAAATAGCTCAGCCAAAGCTTTGCACTGAATGAATTAGGTGGAAGGGCGGTTATGCGTTTAGCGTGTTTGTCGAGAATGCGTGTGATAATCGGATCGTGGTTTTTTTTCGGCTGGTCTGCTGTCGCGTTGATGATTTCAGAGCGACAGGCTTTAGCTACGCTTCTAATAGCGTTCTCCGTTTCTGTTTGCATATCGATTACCAGAAAACACGGAACAGCGCGGCGGCGAATACAGCAACTACGACATAATCGAGAGGGTTCATTTTTTGCCTCTCAGGGATTTGCAGAATCCAATAATCCGACAAATCATATCCGGCAGGCACAGAAAAAATCCGATGCTGCTAATAATCAAATTAACGAGATTGCCCTCGTTGCCGTGTACGTAAATGCATGCAATAAATACTGCTGTAGCTAACGTGAGCAGCCATGTTGGAATAGGGATATGAATCATACGATGCTCCATAATGCGTATAGCGCCCAGAAAAAAGCCGCTACAAGAGCGGCTATGGCGAGTGTTGCTGCTGGGGTTGGGCGTTTCATGTATTGTGCATCTCCTTTCTTTGCCTGTTTACCATTTGAATAAGCGTGTTGTTTTTCTGATTTAGTTGGCACATTGGGCAAAGTTGAACGACTCCTTCATTCTGGTTCCAGTTCAGATTATTAATTCTATCCCCGCAGCGAAGGTCACTACCATTAGGGTTTAGTTGAACCCTGCACCCATGCACTTGTTCAGTTTTGAATATCATCTTCATCTCCAAAAATAAGCCCCGCTAATGCGAGGCTGGTTAGTCGTTGTTGACCGGAGCGCAGAGTAACGTTGCAGCCGGTCGTTTCTCGTGAATTAACGTTATCCAGTTCTGACACTCGTTAAACGTCATAACGCGCTCAGAAACGGGTAGAGCATCGCAGTAATCTGAGCCACACGCGCTAACGAGTAGAATGAAGCCGATAATCATGCTTCACCCTTACCCGGATGGGTAGTCGGTTCCTTTACATTTTTCGCATCAGGATGATGCAGGCTCTCTATCTTTCGAATCAGCCCTGCGTGTAGTTTTGGGTGAATGCTATTGCACAGAGATTTATATTTGATAGCCATTTCCATCTTTACCTCATACCATGCCTGATGCGCTTCTATTGGTGTGCGAAAAGTACCGAGATTTATCGTTCCTCCGCAACCATCGTTAACCTTTGAAAAGAACCGTCCGCTTCTCTTGTGAAGAAAAGCTCCGATAGGCCAGTCGTCGCCACGATTAAAGCTCATAGAGGAAAATGCATTTAGATGCATGGGAATGTATAGACACGCAGCAGGGGAATACTCTTTATTGCCAACAACAAGCAAGTCTTTATCCAGGTGCCATCCTTCCACGTATTTATCTCTCCACCATGAAAGAAAATCGCTAAACATGATCCAATTTGGTGAAACATGGCATCCATAATATGTCCGCATTTCTTCATGGTAAGAGTCTGAGTAGCAACGCTTAAACATTGAAGACCATGCAGCGTAAGCCCTGTGGTTTATTACCTTTCCAGAAAATTTAGCTGATGTACAAAATGGGGAGTTATTTATGCCTATGCCGAACAACGGCTTTGTGTTTTTTGCCCTCCGTGGCATGCCTTCCAAAATGCTATCAATCTCTTTTGATTGGCGCATGAGTTCACCTCAACAACAACGGTTGATAATGTGATTAATGTATTGGATGGGTTATTTAGATTTGTTGCCAGACTGGAGCATTGCGGCGCGGCAGGCGTTCCATATCTCCGTAGCTTTGCTGTTAGGGTCATCGAACATTTGGCAGCACATTTCGTATATCGCATCGGGACAGTCATCCGGCACTACAGGCAGTGGTGGTGCGGTGAATAGCTCAGGAGGATGGGGAAGAGTTTTCCGCCAGTTATCTGGCAATTTCCCATCGTAGCATTCACCGTCTGCGCAATTCTCACATAGCCATCGACCGTCTGGCGCAACGAATAAATCAACCCTGCGATGTCCTGACACTTCGTCATCGCAGTTATTGCAGATATGCCAAGCCTTATCGTTGCCCACAGGCTCTTTCGCCGCCCTATCATAAGCCGCCAGTCTTTCTTCCAGTCGCTCACGCTCAACGCGGAGCTTGCCGATAGTCACCATTAAATCCTGATTCTCTGCATTCCTTTCGTTTGCGTACTTCTCCAGTCTTTCCCGTTCGGCGCTGGTGAGGGGGGGCTGTTTAAATAGCGGAATCACACGACGCATGTCAGCGTTCGGAGTGATGGGGTTTACTGTAAACAAATAGCCGCAACCACGCCGCTCGACATCACGTAATTCCTGCGCATCTGTCCACGCTACAGGATTCTCCGCCGCCTCACGTCGCTGTAGGAGTTCGCCAGCCATTAACTTGACCTCTTCGACAGATAATACCGGCGTATTTCCGTCAAACGGGTGACCATTCGCTACAGATTCCAGCCTTTCTTTGCTCAATAAATCAGTCATTGTTTACTCTCCGTATCTAGCCTAACGCCATTAATGCAGTAAGCGCATGGGACCGTTTTTTCTGGATCATCAGACCCTCTGTAAGTCCGACCGCGAAAACAATACGGACATAAAAACCTTCTGCCGATTTTTGAGATTCGAATGCGTCCGAACCCACTCCCAGATTCGACGCGCTCCATTACCCCTACGTCAATTAAACCCTCTAGCAATGGCCCAACTTTGACGGGGGTCATCGGATCATCATCCCAGAGCGCAGATTTCCTAAACGGGCTCACATAGATTTCCCAGCCGTAGACGACAGCCGGGTGGATAAACTCTGCCTGCCTCTTGTTGATACGCATCTATTCCCCCTCAACCGGTAGGCCGGCAGCTTTCATGGCAGCGTCGATTTGCTCGCGTAGCGATGTAGCGTGTTCCTCTGCCCAATCTTCCGAAACGACCTGGGCGACAAACAGTGCATGGCTTCCATAAACGAGCGGAGTGCGCACCTCGACGTAGTGAGAGACAAGCCAATCCATGCGGCGCTTATCTGCCCGCTCTGCTGCTAACTGCCGCTCAAGCGCTGCGACTTTGCGCTTATTCTCTTCGTTCTCGACGTTAAGAGATGTCGCGGCTTCCCAATTCACCAGACCGTCTTGCTTAGCCTCTTCATACGCGCTGCGATAAACCTCTGTCAGATCCCGCAGGTTTCTGTGTGCAGCAGCCATTGCGACAAAGGTATCGGCCATCATAGCTTCCGGTTCACTAATCGGTTTGTTGGTCATGCTGCACCTCGCCTTTTGTGCATTTATCGAAAACATCACGCGGAATCCACAGAATTAAACCAACCATCTTTTGTGCGTTACATGCATCAACCACGTCAGCACATTTAGTGCCAAAGGTTATTTCCGTGCATTTCTGCCGCTTATTAGTTTTTGCTTCGAAAATGCAGTCAATGAGTCTCTGCTGCCTAACACCATCGTGATTAATCATCGCTGTGAGTTGCTCTACACCTTTGCTCATACCTTCCCCTCCCGCAATTGTTGGGCGCTATTTGTTAGCGACACGTAACAATCGCCGAAAGTCAGGTTTCCGCCGCGCTGCATATCGTCACGTGCTTTATCAACCGCCTTTGCCTCTATCTCACGCAATGCGGCGTCGGTGGCTGGGGCTTCTCTCTTGTACAGGTATCTGCATTCATATAAATTCGAGTGTTCATGAAGAATATTGAGAAGATTTTGCTTAAGAAATACCTTTTGATTTCCCGGCAAATCAGACTTATCAATTGTTCTCTTAAACCTTTCTATCAGTGTGCTCCTTCTGTTTTTATTTCCCTCTTTGCTTCGATATTGGGTTTCGACCATATTTCCTATTTTTGGAATACTTTCTTTCAACGCCACATTCTCCGCAGCCAACTCGTTATTTCTTTTTGTCTCTTCTCTCAATACATGATGAGCTTGAGCAATGGATTCAGTTGCAGTATTTAATGCGGATTGCAACGCATCCCGCTGCCGTTCGAGTTCTGCGTAATCGGTATATTTAACGTAATCGCCATTTTCATTGACATGAATAATGCGTTCTTGAAATGGAGCTGGTTGATATCGGTTAACCATGATACATCCCCTGTCTAATTCTCTTTTCATCATCATCGCGGCAGAATTCATCGCAATAACTACCTGTATTTATTTTTTCGAAGCAGTAGCGACACGTTCCCGTAAATACTGGTGGAGCAGGGCGGTTAGCTAATGCGTGCTGAATTGTGAAATCAGTTAAATCATTTGCTGCGTCGGCAATGTCAGCCATGATTACCTCAACTTGGTTTATCCGGATACATATTCGCCTCGAGATATTAATTCTCTGCGCTCTATGGCTTCGGCGATGTGCTTGATTTTTGATAGACGGCTGGAAGTTGCGAAGGATTTGTACGAAACGCGAATCTGAGACATTCCTTGTCTTTTTGGTATTGATAGCTTTGGCTTACTCTCCATTTCATACAGAAAATCTATTTCGCTATTGTTCATTATCTTTGAAACTTTCACTGAAACGATGGTTGAGTGCTCATCAATCCTTTTTGCAATTTTATTGAATTCACCTAATTCCATCTTGAATATTTCAGCCAATTCACTTCCTGTCATTGGTCTGCCGTGTTTCTGTAACTGCCAGATTATTTTCTCCTTCATGCCTTTATTTGGGGAATCCCTTCCGCCTCGGCGATAGAATGGGGTGCGTTTCATTTTTTATGCCTGCAATATTGATTGCTTAACTTCCTGAACCAGAGATAAAAATTGATTTCTTCTTTCACGTAGAGAATCAATTTCTTCAGCGCATTCGTCTCGCGTCAATCGCCATACCACCAATTGCTTTTCCTCTGGAAAATCGGCGCAGTAACTGACGAAATCAACCCAATCACGGCCTGTGCAATCCAGATGCCCGACTAGCTGCCAGCGATATGATGGGTCGAAACTGCCGCGTTTCAGTGTTGCGTAATGAGTGGGGGCAATAACGGATTTAATTTCTATCACCCCATTATCACCAACTAACCCATCTGGGCTATCTCCGTATGTGACCAGATCGAAAAATCCGCCATTATCCACGTCGATGAAATTCATCTCTTCGTAGAGCATTCTCGCCACAGGCTCCTGTTCGTGGCCTCGCTCCATGTGTTCATTAGAGAAGCTGAATTCCGACTTGCATCCCTTAATTTGCTCCAGTGCAATCTGGAGAGCGTATCGCTTTGCTGGGTCGCCAAACGCTTTTCCTGCGTTAGCCATGATTAGCCCGAAATTAGACGCTGTCGCCTTACCTACTCGCAACGCTTCCCATTCTTCTGTGTTCTGCTGAATATCATGCCAAATCATGCCGCAGCCTCCCTGCATTCGTTGATGAGCTGCTGACGGTGTTCTTCCGACATATCCATGCGCTCAAGCACCTTGCGTAAGTCTCCGTCTCGCTTATATGCTGCTTTTGCGTTGTTCCATGCCTTTGTTGCAGACGGCGTTAATAGTTGCTTGCTGACTCGTGTAGGGCTTATACGCAATCCCTCGACAGAGCTATTGCCGAACCGTACTTTAGTATCAACGTAGACAGTGACAGCCACGCCGCACCAGTCCTCAATGTATGGCGAACCGGTCAGCGCTTTCATAGTCTTGCTGTTCGTAGCATTGAGAATCATCGGCTTTAGCTTTTCGCCAGGGCGTAGTTCTTTTTCTACGAAGTGGGCGGTGTTGAATACATCCTTTGTCTTTTTGGTTTTGTCGGATTCAAGTGCCACTCTTGCGATGGTTAATACCGTTGGCTCTACTATGTCGGCGCTACTCAAATATGGAGAGTCGAACGCTTTCCGGTAGTGCGTCTTTTGCTCGCTCATTACATCAATCTCCTGTTATCCAATTCATGAAACCCATTCACCAAAAAAATCACGCTCATATGTCGGATTTTCCGCAGCAGATAGCGCTAGTGCACGCTCCAGAATGACGCAGTGGCGCATGAGTTCGTATTGAACGCCAGATAGGTACTCTTCAAACGCCGCGGAATCAACGTATCCACGGACGGGATGCGATTCCGAAATCCATGGCGCTTCTTGGCAGAATGATTTTTTAATAACATCCTCTAGTGCGCCGCTTAGGTCGTTAAATTTAATGCACCTATATTTATTGTTAAGCCGGCACAGCACTTCGTTTTCTAGCCACTCCTGCTCGTCCTGATTTTTATCCAGCATTGCGACGTATGATTCAGTTAAATCCTCAATCATTTGCTGATGGGTTTTCACGGTTCAAGCCTCCTATTCAGAAAGTCGATGATTATCTGAATCAGAGATTTATTTGGTGGCGGGGTGGATGGTGCAGGTTTAAATGAATCTCCCGTCAATATATTTTTACGAGAGTGCTGTATTGATTTAATACCGTCGAAATCGAATTTAGGACGCACGATGGGTGCGCCCGCGATAGCTAATCCCATCGTTGACTCCTGATTAATTAGATGTGTTGTTGAAGTGTGCGTTAGCCATACTTTCCGCATCATCCATGCTTTTTGCTTTAAAAACTAGCGGTCTATGTATCGGTTGATTTTTTACAGTAGCTAATCTTATTCTGTCTTCTACACTGAATGCCCCAGATGTATCAGCGAAATACACCGCTTTTTGTACTCCTTTCGGATGGTGAAGCGTCCATCCAGAAACATATAAATCGTTTTTATTTTCAGTTAGAATTCTCTTTACATCTTCAAGGTGTTTATTTTGCAGTTTTGCAAGTTTTTTCATCACGTGTTCAGGCATTAAAACCCCGCAGTAAGCACCAGCAGAAAAATCAAATAACTTTTCTGTAACTATCTCGTATTCGATATCTTTAATTTCACTCATAACTCTCTCCTGTTTATTCATAACTATGCCGCCTAATAGCAGCATGGGTATGAAAGCCGCTTTTACACGGCTCTAAGTTTATTTACGTAATTCATGCAAAATGTTGGGCTTGCATCAAACCATTTTGATTTATGCTGCATTCTTTGACTTGGTGGGTAATATGCTACTGTTCCTTGTGGCGTCCTGAATATCAGAGTGTTTTCGCCTTCTTCGAATGTCACGAAATTTCTTTCAAAGAAACGTTTAATTCCTTCATGTGCGGCATTCCTTGCTTGTCTTTTTCGTTCCTTTAAAAATGGCTTCAAATCTTTCCAGTATTCAGATAATGAGTCGTTATCATCATCACACATCACTCACTCCAATTAATAAATAACACTGAGTACAGCGACGAGAATCAAAATAATAATAGCCAGAAATATTCCCATCACTGCGAAATAACGCTTATATTCGCTGATTAACTCGTCGCTCATAGTTTCCCCTGAGTGTTAGCCGTCGCCGTAGCCGTTGCCGTAGCCGTTGCCGTAGCCGTTGCCGTTGCCGTTGCCGTAGCCGTAGCCGTTGCCGTCGTAGCCGTTGCCGTAGCCGTTGCCGTAGCCGTAGCCGTCGCCGTAGCCGTAGCCGTAGCCGTCGCCGTTGCCGTTGCCGTTGCCGTAGCCGTAGCCGTCGCCGTAGCCGTAGCCGGATTGCGTGGCTGTTAACGTCACAGATTCGGCGTCACATGTTTTGATCGCCATCATGACCTCACAATTTTTCGTTTTGGACACGCATTAGATGAACAACGGTTAACTCATGAGTGAGTAGGTCGGATGTTTTACGCAGTCGTGTATCAGACGTTGGTCCGGATATAGCTAATTGCCCCAGCCCATCAGTAGTACCCCAACACTCAATAACAGCAGCGTTTGAAATACTCAGGTAGTCTCCAGATTTGGCTACGTTACCAACCACAATCCAGCCTCGTTGTAACGTGACGATATAACGGGCGCCATTTTCAATCGGGCATGATGATTCAGTTTTAGCTCCGCCGAATAATGACGCCAATTCTTTGGCTTGACCGATAGTTAATTCATTAATGTTCATTTTGATTTCCTGATTTTAGGTAATAAAAAACCACCTTTCGGTGGCGTTATTCTCTGGTGTCGGCTGGGTTAATTAACTTCTTCGTACTCAATAGTTACCCTGACGAGATAGCGCTTAGGGTCTTTCATGTCAGGGTCAGAATTCGACTCGCGCATCGCCGCAGGCGTTCCGCCGTATGATTTATGATTGAGAGTGTTAATAATTAGTGAGCCGTCCATGAAATCAGGCTTACCGTCAAATATTGCATGTTGCTCTAATATTTCATGAACCCACATACTCACCCCTTACGCATCTTCTGATGCGATGATGTAATAAAAAAGCCACTCTAGGCGGCTTAGTTGTCTTTGTGATGATTTAGTGCTGATACTCTAGGCCAATAATATTTTGGCCTTGCTCTAGATCCCGGTTTGGGGCCAACACAAACAATATAACTTTCCTCTTTTCTCGGAATTCTTGAAGCATCAAGGTAGTTACTAAATTTTGATTTTCTAACGCTTACTTCCGCAGGAATCAACTCAACAACTACGCCAATTTTTGTTTTTGTAGACCCATTTGATGAGCTAGTCCACAAAACCTCATCACCTATTTTAAAATTCATCTCACCCTCACTTAATAATATGCGTTGCGTCTTTACGGTTATTACGATGCCCTGCGCTGTATAGCGCCACTTGCGGCAAGCAGCACGAACCGGAATACTCAGGCTCACTACGTTTCGGTAATTCAACGCGAGTTAATTTCGCCCACGCCTTGCTAATTTTCTGCGCCAGTTCCCGATCTGCGTCTTTCTGTGCGAAGAACGCGCCAGTACGCAAATACTTTCTACGCTTGGCGTTATCTTTAGCTGGCTTAACGATGATTGTTGTCATTGCTGCGTTCCTCTTTCAGTAAATCCATACGCTCGTTTGAGATGATTCATTGCCAGCCACCATCTTGTTTTGCAGTGATGGGCAACAGCTTGTTTTGCCACTTCCTTGGCATCCTGAAATTTCTCTTTATCTATTTTCATGATTACCTCCGGTAAGTGCTTTGGTGGAGTGGTGGCCGGTGCTGATTTCCGGCAGGTCTTACTGATTTTCTCGGCCTCTATCAAGTCCACGCTAGTAGCGTGATTCGTGTATGTCGCCTTACTGATATGCCTACTTCACCTTGCCCCTACTGGTCGATTACCTACGCGCCATGGCGGGCATCATTCTCCATCTACTCACAAGATTGCAGCGCATCAGCCTGCGCATTCACCACTCCCCAAAGCATTCACCTTGGTCTTCCAGACATTCCGGAAGAATTCCCATTCATGTTAAAGAGCCCGACATCATGTCGTTGTTGCTTAGCGTCCTGCTGTGAGATAAGAATACTCAAGGTATTTATTATTGTAAATACTCTCGGTATTTATTTTTTAAGATAAATATTCACAGTATTGATTTTTAAGTGAATTTATTTTTCAAATGAGATTAGTGTGTAGGTGATGGGGTGCGATCGATACCGGGGTAAATGGAGATTAGTTTAAGATGAATTATATTGATATCAGTTGGTTATCGTGATTTTTAGGTGCGATCGATACAAGAATGTAAGCCCGGCTACACGCCGGGTTAGGGGAGATTGGCTATCTTCGCATCTACAACAACACCGATAATTCGGCAGTTGCCGTTAATTGTGATTAATGGGTATTGTGGATTTAGCGGCTTTAAAAATTTATGACCAGCGTCTTCAACATACTTCTTAAACGTCGCTTCGTTCTCGCCATCCAGCTTTGCAACAACCAGCTTGCCGTTAATGGGTTCAACCTCTGGGTCAACGAGGATTACCATCCCTTCAGGGATGCTCAGGCCAACAGGTGAGGTCATAGAGTCGCCTTTTACATCCAGCCAAAACGAGCTATCAGAGCAATCAACAGTGGTTCCGTACCACCGATCAATAGCTCTGCGGTGGTAGGGTTCAATAGCCTCTGACCACTCTCCGGCGCTTACCCAGCTAATGACCGGATACTCACCCTTCGGATCGTGAATCCCATGGAACGCAACATTGGAATCAACTGTGCTCGCGTATGATGCTGCGTCCCGTGCGAGTTCAGGACTAAATTCTGATATCGGTATCTGGAGTATTCTGGAAAACCCCGATGCGACAGGTACATTAAGCGCGATCCTGCCGTTCAGGTAGTGACCTACCGCACCCTGCGATATTCCTAGCTCGTCAGCAATAGTGTATTGCGTAACGTTCAATTCTTTTTTCTTCGACTGATACAGAGCCTTCAGCTTTCTAGCCGCCTCAAGCTGTTCTCTCGTCAGTGTCTTTTTCGTTTCCATTCTCACATTTTAATAGCAAAGGTAATCAAACAAAAATACTCAGGATATTTACATAAATAATTACCTGTAGTATTCTTTGTCTGTAATTAACAGGGAGCAACCTATGAATCGAATGACTCTTGAGGATTACGCCAAGATCCATGGGCAAGCGAAAGCAGCAAAAGATTTTGGCGTGATTCAGTGCGCAATCAGTAAAGCCATCAGAGCGGGCAGGAACATTTTCGTCACCGTTCAACAGGATGGAAGCATTAGCGGGGAAGAAGTTAAACCCTTCCCAAGCAGCAAGAAATAGCCTTACCGCTCTTTAAACCCGCTGATCACGCTCTGGACGGTCTGGAGCATCAAACAAAGTGGCACCCCACGGGATGCCTGTATTCAGAAAACAGGAAAATAGTAACGAATGGAACGCGCAAGATACAGAAAGAAGGCTCAACGCATTGAGTCTCAATTACTAGGGAAACTGGCCGTATTCGGTCAATCAAAATTCGCATCATTGATGGGTGTTCATGAATCGACAGTAAGCCGGATGAAAGAGAGTTTTTTCAGTCAGGCGTCGTTAGCACTGGCGATATTGGAATACGGCGTTGATGACAACGAGATAGTGGAGTTAGCGCGGAGATTTGCTGCTGTGCTGACAAAGAAAAAATCCCCACTGGCGGGTGAGGATTCTGAACAGATAACTATCGATTTCTGAGGTAAATAATGGCACGAAAACGAAGATTTTTCAAGCGAGAAGAGGAGCGAACGCATCCTGATTCACCTGATGGATTGGTCGTTGCCGCCGTAAATAACAAGCCGTTCGCTGAGCGGCTTATCGGTGTTTTCAGACTGGCTAAAGCAGGGGTGAAGAAAGATGAGCGTCGCTAGGATATCAGACTACCAAAAACCTCGCCTTGAGGTTGTGGAGCATCGCGTGGCTGACACTGATGACGGTTTCATGCGCGTTGCCAACGAGCTTACAGACAGTATCCTGATGGCTGACTTAACAGCCAGGCAGTTGAAAGTAATGCTCGCCATCATGCGCAAGACCTACGGATTCAACAAAGCGATGGATCGCCTTACCAATACGCAGATAGCAGCCATGACAGGCATACACCACACGCATGTTTGTGTCGCTAAGCGCCAGCTTATTGACAGGAGTTTCCTAATTGGCAGCGGTCAGCGGGTTGGGATTAACAAGCATGTCTCCATGTGGGATATGAAGAGCATTAGCCAAGTCAGCGAAACATTAGCTACATCGGCTAATAAAACATTAGCCAAGTCAGCTAATACCCATTTGCCAACTCAGCTAAACACAAAAGACAATATTCAAAAGACAATAAATACAAATACCCCCTTACCCCCTACGGGTGAAAGTGCGAAGGGTGCCAAACCTTCAAAGCGAAAATCACCGCCAATCAAATACGATGATTACCTGAACGCCTACAACGATGCTGTGGGTGACAGGTTGCCTCACGCTGTAGAAGCCAATGACGAACGAAAGCGAAAACTGAATGCCCTGATTAAATCTTTGGCTACACCAAATCTCGATGGATTCAAATCCTATGTCAGGGCGTTTATGGCTGCTGCTAGGCCGTTCCACTTTGGCGAGAATGATCGTGGTTGGGTTGCGAATTTTGACTACCTGCTGCAAAGAAAAACGCTGACGAAAATCAGGGAGGGTACGCTATGAGACAGGATATCGAAGCCAGTGTAATCGGTGGTTTACTGGTTAGCGGGTTAACTCCTGATGCCAGCGAGGTTTTATCTACCCTGACTGACGAATGTTTCTCTGTGCCGCTCTACAGGGATATCTATCGGGAAATAAAAAATCAGGCGATCACTAGAAACCTGATTGACGGGCTGATGGTCGCCGAGGCGATGGGCGAGGGTAACTTTGCCAACGTCATGGAGGCGGCAAGCAAGTTCCCAAAAGCCGCAAACCTGAAAGGCTACGCTAGGATGGTTCACGGGTACCATCAGGTTCGTCAGTTTGTTTCGCTGATCGACGAGGCCAAATCATCAATCGAGCAGGCCAACAGCCACGAAAAAGCGCTGGCGGTGATAGCCGAAACGATGGGGAAACTTCCGTCATTGGCATCTGACGCTGGCGACATCGTTCCTACTCATATCGGCGATCTGATGGACGATTACACCGTTATGCTGGAGAGTCGCCTGAAGAACGGCGAACAATCCACGGCGTTACGCGTTGGGATCGATGAACTAGATGAGATCACTGGCGGTATAAATCCGGTGGATTTTGTCGTTGTAGCTGCGCGTCCCGGAATGGGTAAAACGGAATTCGCGTTGAAGGTTTCTCGTGGTGTAGCTGAGCAGCCTTACCCAAACAGCGATAAAAAACGTGGCGTCCTGATTTTCAGTATGGAAATGGACTCAAGCCAGATTATCGAACGTCAGATTGCTGATGCCGGAAATCTCCCCGTATCCAGTTTGCGAAAACCTTCACGTATGGGTGACGAGGAATGGGGAAGGGTATCTAGCGGTATTGGTTTGCTCTCTGGCCTTGATGTTTGGGTTGTTGACGCATCGTCGCTGAACGTTGAGAAAATCCGCTCTATCGCAGAACGACATAAGCGCTCTCACCCTGAGCTTTCGCTGATCATGGTCGATTATCTTGGCTTGATAAAAAAGCCAACGGCAGAGCGAAATGATCTAGCAGTTGCGCACATTTCTGGAAGCCTGAAGCGCATGGCGAAAGAGTTAAAAACTCCGGTTCTTTCCCTCAGCCAACTATCCCGCGATGTTGAAAAGCGCCCAAACAAGCGTCCTGTTAACGCAGACCTGCGCGACTCTGGAAGCGTTGAGCAGGACGCCGATAGCATCATCATGCTTTACCGTGATGCCGTATATAACCCTGATTCATCAGCCGCACCGTATGCAGAAATCATCGTCACAAAAAACCGATTTGGACAACTCGGAACGGTCTATCAGCTTTTCAAAAACGGTCACTTTCTCCCAACCGATCAGGATCAGGCGAGAGAGACATGCTCAGTTAAACAAAATACCTCAGGCCAGAAACGTTACGCCAAAGGCGCTGACGTTTAGTCGGTCAAATCAGGGGGAGTAGAACAGTGAAAGTAAAATGCACGATGTCATCAATTCCGGGTTTTGACGTTGGCGGACAATATCAAGTTACCGGCCCGGTTTTTGGTCATGCTTACGGGGTAATCTCAGATAGAGACAAGGCAGGAGATGATCCGTGGGGAATGGGTTCAGATCTGACCATTCGCAGCGACTGTGGCGCAGTATTCGCACAATTTGAGGGATTAGCTAATGAGTGAGTGGAGCGATTACCGCTGGATGGTTAAAACAATGGCAAAAGATAACGGCGTGACCCTGAATAGCATCGCTAAGCATGTTGGCGTCTCTCATCGGTGTCTGAACCAAATAATGCAAGATGGGCCATCGGAGGAACAGACGGAGCTTATCGCGGAAGCGCTTGGCTGTGCAGGTTGTGATTTGATAGAAATTCTCAAACAGATTGGTGAGTTAAGCGAGAAATATCAATGATATATTTCTACATCACAGAGCTATAAGCCCGCTGATAATCGCTGCGGGCTTTTTTATGGGAGTTAGGAAATGAAAAAATCAGCGTTAGATAAAATGAAATCTGAGTATAAGCCACACACTATCATCCTCCCTAGTTACTGCCCGGTAGCAATATGCTCAACAAAAAGCATAGCCGAAGACATGGCGAAAGCACGGGGATATAAAGATTATCGCATTGAGAAAACCACAATTAGCGATGTGAAACACGTAATTTTTGGATAAGGATTAAACGATGAGCACAGAGCAGATGCGCAGTGATTTTGAGAAAATGAACCCCGGCGGCCTAGCGAAGTGGGATAACGGCAGTTACGTATCAGAAATGGTTCAGTCAATGTGGCGAGCATATCAGCAGGCATGGGTAGACAGCAGGGCCGCGCTAGTGGTGGTTCTCCCGTCAACAGAGGGGTTTAGTATCTACAGCAAAGAAACGGCTCAGATAGCGATTGATGGCTGCGTCGAGTTCATGTTGGAAGCCGGTATAACTGTGAGGGATGAGTGATTGCAAATCGAAATGGTCAAAAATGCCGGTGGCGTTTTCTGTCCAGCTTTCGAACATGACTTACCCCGTCTGACTAAGTTCAAAAATGGCGAGATGTACACCGCCGAATTCAAGTTAACCAGAAACCCAGCCTTTCACCGCAAAGCTTTCGCCTTTTTCAACTTCTGCTTTCAGCACTGGAGCGCTGACCGGGCAGGCCTTGAGAACATGGACGAGGCTACACAGTTTGACCGCTTCCGAAAAGACCTGACGATACTCGCCGGGTTCTATGAGCAAACGGTAAGGCTAAACGGTGATATCCGCACAGAGGCTAAGAGCCTGGCATACGCGAACATGGATCCAGACGAGTTCGAACGCTGTTACAGCGCATTAATCAACTCCGCCATTAAACACGTTTTCGCCGGAACGAGAGACGAAAACATTCTCAATAGGCTACAGAATTTCTTCTGAGGTCAACATGACAACACGAAAAATAATCAGTGACTATTTTCAAAATCACAACAGAGCGACATTCACACAATTGAGGCTGTATTGCGACAGTGTCGGGTGGGAGGGGAGAAACGTTGCGTTTGCAATTAACGACATGATTAAGCGGGGTGAACTGGTGAGAACCGGAGAGCGTGGGATCTATCAGTACCTGCCGGCTGGAGATTTGAAAGAATCGATACGGTTAGGGCGTCCGGTAAAGACCACGCCGCGCATCCCGATGAATTCAGCTATCCAGCGTTTCGACCAGTTGTTGCGAGGTGTGCGGGGATGACGCTCAAATCAAACACTGCACCTAATGATAAGGATTGCTGGCGGACACCTCCTGAGATATTCCACGCGCTTAACGCTGAGTTCTGCTTTGTGCTGGATGCCGCAGCAAGCGTTGATAACAGCCTATGCAGGAATTTTATCAACGAGTATCAGGACACTCTCATAACGCCGTGGAATGAAGTGATTCCAGATATCCCCGGATACGCATGGCTAAACCCGCCGTACAGCCATCCGATGCCATTCGTGCAGAAGGCGGCAAAGGAAAATGCAGAGCACTGGACTGGCTGCGTGATGCTGCTCAACGCAGATTGCTCAACGGGCTGGTTCCTGGAAGCGATTAAGACGGCACACGAAGTCAGATTCATCACTGGTGGAAGGCTGGCGTTCCTGAGCGCATCATCTGGTAAGCCAGTATCCGGTAATAATAAAGGCCAAATGATTGTTATCTGGCATCCGTGGCCGCGAACGCATCTCCAGTTCTCAACAGTTGAACGCGATCAATTGATGGAGTTCGGAAGGAAAAGACTGGAGGCCAAGCATGGCGCGGCAGCTTAGCCCGACACAAAAAGCACTCGACAATCTGATATTCCAGCCAACCCGTCGCAGTAGAAACAAAACCCAACCAATTCCGCCAGCAAGCCAGGTGACGACATTTGATTATGTCCACGGCCTGCTAACGCGGAAATTTGACCGAATGAGGGGGAGAAGTGCTGCTAACACAAGATGA